TTAACGAACCCTCCCCATGTTGCGCAGTATCCAGTACCGGTTTTCACTGAAGTCAGTTGTCCGGTCTGCAAAGTCTGGCTGATAGCGCTCTATCCAGCCGTTCGCATCCTTCTGGCTGAAGTGCCAGTTACGCTGGCTGAGTTCGCGGATAAAGTCGTCCGTGCGCAGGCACTGAAACCCTTTAGGGTTAAGTTGGACTGCGGCCACAAAGGCGGCGTTAATGTCTGGTTTACGCGGCATGATTTGCACCCCTAAGTACTGTATATGCATACAGTATAATATCAATAAATCGATCTGTGCAATCAACCGCAGCGGCGCAGGTTTCGTTTCGTTTGGATGATTTTCAGTGACGAAATTGCCTCGCCGTGTACAGCAAGGCATTATCTATATGATTATGAAATGGAATGTTGAATAATTCTACGTAGCTTATTTATCGCCCTCAGCGGGAGCGATACGACAGGAGGTGATTCTATAGCTGTCTCCGGAACGGGGATTTCTTCTTCTATTTTCGCTTCCGCTTCAGCTCCTGGGTGCTTTCTGTCAAGATGAAACATCAGACAGCAACTGTCAGGAAGATATTTATCGATCAGCTTTCTTGTGTATTCATTTTCTGTATAAGGAACCCAGGGAGGGTTAATTGACTTAAGCAAGGCAGAATCTTTTTCTTCATCACCTGTCAGATACTGATAGATATTTTCATTTTGAGGCGTAGCCCAAGGGTGTCCTTCTATATTGCCTTCTATTAAATCATCAACACAAACCTCATCAATTTCTTCATGCAGCACATACATTCTATATGCCATGTATGAGATCCATTCGAAGGATGCGCCTCTAAATCTGCATGCGGCATGTACAAATCTATTTGTGAAAATATCACCATCTTCTGTAAGATGGTTTATAAAACCATTAAATTTATCTTTATTATAGATGCACAGATTTTCATACCAGCCATAAGATCTGGAAAAATGATTTCTCATGTCAAACGACGATATAACACTACGGATAGAGTCGTTTTGTATTTTAGTCATTATTTCATGATTGTATGCCGCAAGGCTATATCTGTAGCATTCGTTTGAAACGTGCTTACTCAGGGACTGCAAGAGATTTGACTGTCTGAAAAGTAATATTTCACTATCCAAAACAACGACGTTATCAAAACCAAAAGAAAATACTTTGTCCACACCTGACAGTTTTTTGAGATTAATTATCCCACACCTGCCATCGCGAAAGAAAATGGTGGCATCTGAATCATATTTTGCATTTTTTAGATTATTATTATATTCGGTCACCGCTTCTTCCACATCAAAGCAATGAACTCGTTTTTTTAATCTATCAGACAGAGAATCAATTAAAAGCGCCAGCTCTGTAGATTCATCTTTAGAGCTGGTCGCAAAATAAATATCAGGAATACCATCAACAGTACAATTGTCCTCAACGCTTTTAAGAAATCGGGCATTAAGGGGTATATGTTTGCTGTATGTGGGAATTAAAATCGCTATGCTCATTTGCTATGTGCCATTCAATTGACATTTAGCATACGATACTACACAGCAAATGATGCATACAAGGAATTATGGTGGCGGAAGTGTTCCTGTATAGTCTGGCAGTGTGATTCTTATCGCAATCGGCATTCTGTAATAAAACTCATAATACATATCGCTGGAGAAGTCCACGAGAACCATTGTCTCATCCTCCTGCGGTCCCTGCGCCATATAGATGATTTTTCCATCATCATCAAGTTTTGCATAATAATCTGTCATCAGAATTCATACCCCATTAACACAAGGTTATATGAAACACTGGCGAGTTGAGCTTGCCAGTATATTTGTCGGGTATTACCAAAAACAGGGCATTTAACGTAGCTGGTTGTACTTACCGTTCCTCCTGTTCCTGAAGCGCCTACTGTAACTCGTCTTGATCCGATTAGTGCGCTTGACGGTGAAATGACAAACACACCCGTCGTATCTACTGATATCAGGCTGGCAGTAGCTGTCATCTCGATGATGTTTGTGTTTAATGGTATCGATGTGATTGTTAATGCTGCAAGTGACCCTGGGGCACCATTACCTGTCAGTATCGTTGAATCGATAATTGATACACTTCTGCCAGCCAAAACACACTGAGCAAACTGAGAGCTGCTTGTTGGTAAAACGCCTACAAGCGCAGACGCGGTGTAACCAGATGGCATATTTGCACCGCCATAAACCTCCGGCACAACAGCAGAAGATGCGTTGACAGCCAGAAGCGCGGCAGTGCTCGTCGTTGGATTATAAATAACGTAGAGGCCTACGAACCCGTTTGCCGGAACGGTGCCGGTATCCATGCCCCCAGCGCCAGTAGTCGCGAGGTTAACGGACAGGTTCAGGTTTGCCAGGCGATACTGTGCGCCTCCTAAAGCTGTTTCAACAATTAACTCATCAGCATTGAATGTTGCAGTGGCCGAAGCAGATGCGATATTCATGCGCGCGTTGCGTGATGTGCCAACGATGCCAGCCAGCACTGAACGAGTTCCGATGACGCTATGCACTCCTGCGGAGGTAGTCTGGCCTACAATGCTACGTCCAAGGGAAGTGAAATCAGTTTGCCCGGCAACGTCTGTGCCGGTGAAATACGCCAATTTGTCGGCCCCGGTAGCCACGCTTGCAAGTGCTGTGAGCGTGGCATCAAGTGGCTGGAAATTGGAAAGGATGTAGCTCAACGTTCCTGCCGTCATCATGTTGGCTGCTATATCGTTAGCCGACCATGCGCGCGCTGTTGTGCCTTCCTGACCACGATCAATAGTCATTGTGTCACCAGATCGGGCGGTGACGTGTACAATTTCACTAAGCTGACCTGTAGCCGCATCAACCAGTGTAAGCTTAAAGAAACTTACACCAGATGCCGGGGAAGGAAATAATGCTCCAGTCCCTGTGTTTACCGTCATGGAAGTTGCGGAAGAGCTGATTCCTGCCGCCAGCACTGTTTGTGCATTGTTGGCCGCTAAAAGAGTGAGTGCCATTTATCCTCCGGGATGGGCATATAAACCGGTTCTTACCAGTTGTGTGATCGTTTCAGTTAACTTAATAAAGGTGTGTGAAAATGAGCAATTTTTCGGTATCAGTTATTAAAGTCATCCTTTCATCAATTAGCGCATTCACTGTGTTCCTTTGTTTTTTCCTGATCACTCTGGTGATTAGCATGTGGGCTCAGGATGGAATGCCACCATTTGAGAACATAAAATTCAGCGTTGCTCTTTTCTTTGTAATTCTGATGCTTTTAACTGTTTGCGTGTGTCTTAAATTCTTCATGGATATGGCGATCGACAGGAGAAACTTTATTTACATGAAAAATTACAAGACTGATAAAAGGCGGGTTGATGAAGTAATAATGTAACTAACCAATAATTGTCACGGAAACAGGCTGATAAAATGGCATGTGCAGAAGACCACTATCGAAAGCCTGTTTAAACAAAGATGCATACTCATATTCATTGCTTTTAATAAGTACGCTCTTATCCTGATTATATGCTCGTGAGTTAAAGGAAAATGTATTGTAGAGCGTCGATGACGTTAGCTTTCTGTAGCCTTTGACAATAGAGATGCTCGCGCCAGAGCCTGAAAAGAGCACAGAGATACTCCAGCGCTGATCGTTAACGACGTCCACACCATCAACACCAGTAAGGAAGCGCATGATCCGGCGCTTTAGCCAGGGGATGGTAAAATAGAACCCATCCCCTTTATAAAAGTTCCAGGTCATGATTCTTTTAAACAGATCGTCTGATACAACAACCTGCTCAGACTGGTTAACGACTTTCCTTCCGTTGAACGGTAACTGATTAAACAGCATGGCATTGAATGGGCCATAGATGGTCTGTTTCCCGCTTACCAGTACCGGAGGTTTCACACCGTAAATACCTCTGGCGATCCACCGTAACTGATCGCCAGCATTGTAACCCCCCACAAAAATCGGAAGGTTAGCGTTCAACATCCAGGAATAAATATCCTGTGCCATCGCGTTGTAAGCAGTAACAAAAGCCCGGATATCATCATCGTCGTTATACTGCGTGTACAGATAGGATTTAATGATTTCTTCAAGCATCTTATATTCCGTCCACGATCACGCCATCAGATGCAATAAACCAGTAGCTATACGGGTCGCCACTGATGATGTTTGTCCCCGGGTCCGCAGAAGTGATGATGCCGTTTACAGTGACAACAACATTCAGAGTTGTGATCAGACTCATGTCGATTGTGCCATTTACCGACTGAAGAAACACATCCTTGATGTTGTTGATGTTCATCGGCTTTCCTGCATAAATGCCGTTTACATACTGGATTACTGGAGTCGATACCAGAGAGGCAACAGTAGCATCGGTAAGGTAATTGGCACTTTCTGTTGCCCATTCAAATTTAATGGTGACCAGTTGCTGCAAAGGTATCACTAGCGGTATCAGGTAATTGTCAGGCCAGTCATTGACTGTAACCACGTTGTTTCTGAGGTTAGGCGTTACCACCCCACCGCCAGCCCACGCACCTGAAGAAGTGGTATCAATGCCAATCGAAAAAGTTTGCGGTGTCAGTACGGTTATTGTGAGTGAGACGTTATTGATCCCGGACATACCGGTTACGCCGGTAACGTTGATAACCTGGCCAGTTGAAAAACCATGTGTGATATCGGTCGTCACGACGCCAGGGTTAGCATTCGTGATGCCCGTAATATTCAGGTCGGCTCCTTTCAATCGGCTTATATCGCCTGCCGATTTATAAATAGCGGCCGCCATTTCATAGATATCCCCACCTCCGCACATAATCACCCAGTGATCGCCAGACTGTACGACTGAAACCATTCTGGCCTGCACGTTATTCACGTCAGTGAGCTTCTGGCGGATAAATCCCGGATAGCCTTGCACTGTGGACATCTGTCCTTCCCAGACTCGCTCCCTGAACTCATAGAGTGTTTCCTCCGCGCCGCCTGGAGTTCCTGCCGTTGGATTTGTGCAGGTGATAGTAATATCAGAGGGAAGACTGGTTAAGATCTGGTTTACGCTACCTACGGGAACGGCCCATGAGCCGTTGAGTGTGGCTTCGCATGTTGCCAGTGAGCTTACTCCTGACGCAGGAATAATTGTCGCGTCACTCAGCGAGTAGGTATAGGTCCCGTCGCTTACCAGAAAACCCTGGGGGATAACAAAGCCAGAAGGACCAGTAAACTGAACGGAAACATTTGTTGAACCTTCAGATTTCTGCGCAGAAATACCACTTTGCTGCGCAAGGAGATTCAGTAAATACTGATTTGCCTTCAGTGGTCCAACCGAGTTAATCAGGTCCACCCTGATTTGATCGGCAACAAGCAATGCACCTGTTCCGGTGCTTGCCATATCCTCAATAAGCGAACCAGGCAAATCAGTTGTTATGCCGGGAGATAATGCAGTCGCTCTTGATACCAGATCGCTGCGTAACTCATCAGCCGTTTTAGGTACCGGACCGGCCGCATCATAACTGACAGATAAATCGCTCATACATTCACCGTTTGGATAATTTTTGAACCTGCGTTTGTAATGGCTGAAATGCTGTAAACGGGGGGGTTATCGCTGGTCAATGTGATTTGCAGGGATGAAAAGTACTGGCTGAACTGCTGCTGTAAACGGTTAACATAATAGGTCGGCAGTATCTGCTGTATGACTGAGCTATTTCCCGGCACGCCATTATTTGCGAAAAACGGTGATTCTTGCGGAGCAAGTTTCAGGTTCTGCACCAGTGTGGTCAGGTATACCGCATCATTAAAACCATTCTCATCGGTCTGAACCAATACCCATTTACCGTCAGGGTCTCTGCCATAGGTTCTCATTCGGTGATATTCCCGTTAAAAGGTGTGGTTGGAGATCCTGTGTTTGCCCCGCCATTACCGTTTGTATGTGCATGGGAATTCAGCCATGCAACCAGTGCGGCCCATCCGGCATGCATGATTGCCGGGCTTGTGCTGGCAGTGGAATCTTCCAGCTTTCCCGCTGTTCCTGTCAGGCTCCACATTCCCTGCGTCAGCGTCATGACGGTATCACCAACGGTGACTTTGAACTGATTAACCGTCTGAATGGCTATGCTGTCCGGGGTTAACAGAAATGTGGTATTGCTCGCCTGGTCGCGTATTGTGACCCCTTCAGGGCCGTAAATAGTAACAACCTGACCATCTACAGAATCCCATTCGGTATTACTGATCGGAAGAAAAACCAGTGCGCTGAGATTGGCTGGCGGCGTAAGATCGGCTACCCCTCCACCCTGACCGCTAACACCACCGAGATATGTGTCTCCTGGAATAACGATCCCCTTATCGCCTGGCTGCATCGGGTATCTGATGTACTGCGGCCCAAAAAGTGGGATAGTCACCTGCGGGAAAATGTAGGAAGTATCATGAAGCTCAAATGCCACCGTTACCATTTTCCCGGACTGGCTAACGATGCTGGCCGGGAGGATTTTGCCAGCCGCCTGAAACGCCTCAGAAAGCTTGTTTTCGGTGAAGCGGTTCATGTTCCGGCCAAAATTAAGCTTCTGCTCAACGCTCATTTTTTACCTACCGTCTGCACAGGAGATGCCTCAATTATGGTTACCCAGGCATCAGCTGTTGGTTGTCTGCTGTTTCCAATAATGCGGACTGACTGAACCATGAATTCACCCGTAAAAGCAGAATCATCACGGTATTGCGAGTACGATGAAGCCTGGATCATTGGCCTGGCTTTCTTGGGCATTAATATGTGATCGCCAGTCTGGATATCAGCCCGCATCACACAAGCTACGCTCATTACGCCAAAGGCAATCCATATTGGCTGCCCAACCAGATCGGTAAACTCTATCTGTATGGGGTTCTGTTTCCTTGCCGCCGCGCTTGTGCGGGAAGATGCGTCTGAGTGGTATTTATAATCGTTATCCCAGACCCTTATTTCCCTGTTAACAATGGCAATCTCTACACCCGAGTAACCAGCATCCTTTATTTTTGACAGGGAAAATGTGCGCAGGTCTTTCGCCAAAAGTTCCAGCGATCCACAAAACATTGGGCGATCATAGTTAAGAATAAGCCTGTCACTGACACTAATGTTTGGTGTGTATCCTCCCAGGGTCATCAGGCACTGCGTTAGCGCCACTGATAGTTTAGTACCCTTAGACCATGGGAATGTCACCTGGATCGGCGATGGCATGCCCCGTGCATCTTGTGTAACAGGGCCAGGTACTATAATAAAATCTTGTCGAAGATCAGTTCCCTGCCAGTTTCCGAAAGGCTGAAAAATGGTTCCTTCGATGGCAAGTTTTTTTGGTAATTTTCCGGCAAGTGGCAATCCTTTGGACATACCTGCGTAAATCTGTATTTTTTTTCCGATCAGGTCCTGTCTGACCTGCTGCATTTCTTTCGGACCGATTCCCCATATTGCCAGATGGGTTTCACCCGCTGGGGTTGATTCACCAAAACGCAAAATGTCAAACTCAACCATTAACGCGCCGGGGTTATAAACCCCATTCTTGAGACTGGAATATTGCTTAATGATATTTCCTGCGTCGTCAAGAATATGTATGTCATAAAAGCGCATTAACTGGTCACCTCAATAATGCCGTCCTTCTCACGCCATATCATGGTCGTTGATGAGAAAACGCCAGTCAGAAGATTAATTCCCGTTCCGTTTGTTGATCCAACCAGTGCAGAATTAAGGATGCTTTTCCCTGAGTTGTCAGTGATAAGCAGATACCAGCGTTGCGCTGCTATATTCCATTTGATCTGCGCGTCATAAACAGAGCCATCGAGAACAGGCGTGAATGACATGCTTTTTTGCTCATTCCCGGTAAACGGATAGGATTCAGTGCTCATATTCCGAAAGTTCCCTGTAACTTACCGACGAGACCAGAAACCAGATCACTGACTGAGCCGCCAAGGGACGTATTCCCCAGGGCGCTGACAGTATTAGTCCATGCGCTACTGGTCACCTTATCGCCGCCGTCAATTTTGCTGACAAAACTGTTTATTGCCTGACTGGCTGCCGATTCAGAGATCAAGGGTTGCTCGAAATCCCAAATCCATGACCGCTGCGGAAGCGCCTCATTGCTTCCGGTAGCATCCTTCACTGTGCGTAAAATGCAGTTGCTGTAGATCAGCGACGGTGTTGCAACAATAAAGGTCCCACCAAGATTGGCATGGGCCTGGAGGACAGCCTGTAATGAACTGAGCGTGACGAGTTTCGTCATTGCACCAGTGTTTTCATTCACCGGGGCATCCATGAGCATGCTTATCTTCAGTGGCTGGGCCAGCAGCGCATTTGCTGCAACCGTCTGGTTTGCGAATGGATATTTTGCGATGTCATAATCGACCATTGTTCCACCCTGAACCGGTCGCCAGTGACAAAAATATTTATCCAGATCGGTCAGTGCAATTGACCCGGTAAGGATTCCGGTAACAAAACTGGCGCTCTGGGTTATGGCAACGATGGGTAACATCCCGCCAGGAATACTTTCGGCAATTCCATTGCAAAGAATGACGGGTGAAATTTCAAAGCCAAGTCTGTAAATCTCGCGTGTGAAAGCCATTATCCGACAACTCCCAACTGCGCACCGGTTACAACCGCGTTGCCACCTGTATTGTTGAATATCTGAATTACTGCGCCCTCGCTTACCCGGCCTCCGGCCCCCTCTTTGGATGCCATGGCGGAAATAAGTTTTGCGAGCACAACAGGATCGTTGAGATTTAATTTCTCATTTTCATTGAAGCGAGTCTGGCGCACGACATGCCGAATATATTCGGCGGTGTCGTTCTCATTTGACGGCGCCCATTTTGAGGCAATATCACGAATGGTATTTACGCCGCGCGTGCCATAAATTTGCAGTTGCTTGGCGGCAGCAAGCACACCTTCATCAAGTGACGGGAAGACGGCGAAATTTCCGCTCATGGTGTTGTGCGTGCCGTAACCTTCAGCCCAGCGCAGATTTGTCGGGTTATTGAACCTGTCCGCTATCGTCCGTCCTTTGGCAGACACATTTGCTGGCTGTGGGTCTACCGGAGTTATGGTTCCACCAGAGAAGAACTTTTTGACGCCTTTTAGCCAACTCCATACATGCGGGTCATCATCACTGCCAGGTGTGTAAGTTTTCCCGGTTTGCGGATCAATTACCGGGTTATTCCCCAGCATTGAAGAGCCGGAAGCTACGCCAGCGGCGGTGATATTTGTCTTTCCGGTAATCCAGTCGACAACCTTACCGATAATTTCCCCCATCCTTGTTACCTTTGTCATGAAATTATCGACATCGGTAGAGAATTCAGGAGAGGCGAGATAGTTGCCGAATTTCTGAATTCCAGCAGACAGGCCATCAATCCATTTACCCAACTCCGGCGACTGCAATACGGTATCTATGGCGGATGATAATGCGTCAGACAGCTTGGTAAGGGCTGGCGTTAATGGCCCCAGTCCACGAACAAAGGTATTTCTGATGCTCTGGTTGCTGTAGTCCAGTTGGACGTTAAAATCCTGCCATTGCTTCGCCTGCTGATCGGTGATTTGCAGCAAACGAGAATCTTTCTGCGCGCGGCGCTCCATGGCATTGATCTCTTCATCGCTCATGTTTTTGAAGCGATTCAGATCATCAAGACTGAAAAAGTTTGTCAGCCCATAAGCCTGCGCACCCTGTAGAGTGCTGCCGTTGCGTACGAAAATATCTCTCGCGTTACGGATCATCTCAGGCAAAAGCTGGTCTGGTGACCGGTTGGCGTTATTAATCCCCATGGCCTGGAACTGCCAGCGCTTTGACAGGTCCATTTGCGCATCACGAATGGACCCGAGCGTTGATGTCGGGTTTGCCAGTGCACGCTGGTAGTTAATTGCCGTCGAATCAAGCGCGCCGATGCTTGTTCCGAGACCCAGGGAAGTAAAACGCTGTGAGCTTGTCGTGGCCGCCAGGCGGTTGATACCAAACAGCCCGCCCGCGCCGAGGACGCCAGTAAACAGGCCAACAATGCCACTCCAGCTTAACAGGCTGACAGTGGCATCTTTGATATGCCCGGCCAGCGATTTAGCATCCTTCGTTGCGGCGCTGAGAAAACCCTTTGACGAACCAGCATGCTTATTAAAAACAGACTGGTTTTTACCTGCCTTTTCAAGATTGTCATTCAGCCTGTCGAGGCCACTATTGACGGATAAAATAGCGTTTGCACCATCCGAAAATGCCTTTGCCAGATCTTCCGCTTCAGCTTTGGCTTTGACTGTTTCTTTGGTGCTGTCACTTACCCCATGAGCAGCGCCACGCCATGCTTCCGGAAGTTCATCAAGGGCAGCCTGGTACTCTTTGAATTTCTCCATGAATGAGACAAATTTGTCGTCATTTACGTCGATTTCAACAATGGATTTAGCTGCCATTGAAATAGCCCTTTTCTTTTAATGCAGAGATGATGAAGCGCTGGCGGTATTGCGCCGGGCTGGAAAATTCCTCACCAGTCACTTCGCGAATTACCCGCCAGAAACCCTCATTAGATGCCCAGTCTAAGAGGGTATGTATGACGTTTCCTGCGGGGCATTCTGGGATTGGATACTGGTATCCGGATTCGACTTCTGCAAGGAATCGCGGAATTCCGTAACTCTTGATGAGGTCAACTGACCACCGTACATACCGATCACCGCCCCCACTGTCGGACCGATCAGTTCCGCTTTCTGAATGGCAGAGGTGACAATAAAAAAAACCACCTCGCCTTCAACCTCCCTGTATTCATCATCGGAAATGATGCCGTGTTTCATGGCAACATCGAGGGAAGTTGATTTCCATTCTCCACCATCGCTGTAAATCACAGCAGTCATGCGCTGAATTGCGTCGGTGATACCGGGGCCGTTATTGACCCCGTTAATTTCCTGCTCCTGCTTGAGCTTTTTGCGGAGCATCATTGCGGCGACACGGGCGGCGCCAAGGCCGCCAACCTGTGAAATGAAATTGGTAAAAAGATTTCCCAGCAACAGGCAATACTCTTCAACCACTTCATACGGGAACGGCGTCACATGCAGATATACAATCGAACCGTCTTCCCGGGTGATATTGCTCACCAGATTAAGTTTTTTGTCGATTTTCACAGTTAAATCCACATGTTGTCGTTAGTTGTGATATAGCCGCTGATGGTGACGACATACCCGGCATCCATACCGTTAAACGGCATTTCGTTGAAGTTAACCAGATAGCAATTCAGGGCAGTAAAATTGCTCAGCGTGGTGGAATCAGGGGTGATCACCACCTCGCCGAGAGAGGTGTCGGTAGAAAAGCGGTTTTTATAGCTGTCGCTAAGGCCCTGAGTCCTCAGCAGGTGGATTGTGATAGTTACCTGCTGGTATGGCGCCTGACTGCCTACAGTACCTGCCATAGTGGGAATAATGTCAGTAGCGGCACCGTCCGGGCGCATACTGATACCATCCTTACCCAGGTATGACGCCGACACATTCAGCGCCGGTACGTCAGTAATCGATACCGCGCCGCGAACACGGTTGAGGAACCCTTGCGATACTAATGGGTTTGCCATTTTTTACGCCCCTACAAAGTTGGTTACGTTGAGGTTAAACGTGATGGATTCGAAACCGCGGCGCGGGGTCATAACCGAGCTGAGCCCGTTATATTTTCCATCCTGATAATCTGACGGGTTCAGACTGGTGTAATTGCTGAACGGAACGGCATTAATCACCGCATTACCGGCATAAGTGCCTTTGGCATATTCAGCATTGAAATCAGTCTGGGTGAGTTTTGTTCCCTGTACAGAGCCAAGAATCAGCCCGTAACTGATGCCATTGCGCAGGGTTTTCAGTGCGCGGTTTTGCAAGCGGTCGATACCAACCTGCTCGTAATAGAGCGGATTAACCGTCGTGTTTGATCCGTTGATGATTTCGTTTGCCAGATCAAGCTCAAGGTTAATTGCGCACCAGGCGACCGAGTACCAGTAGTTGAATGGGTTGCCGTCCAGCATATGTCCAGCCACCAACATTTTATTGCTCAGGCCGCCCTCTGCTGCCGTTCCAACATAGTTGATGCTGTTGTCCTGAAGAGTTTTCAGGAGGGTGCTGTTACCTTCAATGGGATATTCGGTCACACCATACCCGAAGCGATAAGCCATCGGCGGCACCATGTTCGAAGAACCTGGATCGTTCGCCAGAGAAGACTGGAACGGAAACGCCATTGAGAACTCGGTGCTTGCAATGGATGGTGCTTCAACCCCGGCAAAAACCGTTTTGTTTGCAGTCACTACCCATGCTTCATAGGTTGCAATCGTGGTCGTCACGAAGAAGTAAACCAGAGCACCTGGTGAGGTATACAAACCTGTCAGCGTTTTGAAAGTCGCTTCAGAGTCCCATTCACGCGGCACCAGATAAGAAAAGAACTTCTGATACGTGTTACCGAGCGAAATATCTTCATCAATAAAGCTACCCAGCGCGGTAATTGCCGCAGTCGCAGCCACATCGCCCAACTCCAGGACATAAACCGCACGTGAATTACCCTGCGCCCAGTAAGTCGTGTTCATCTGTACGATTTCGCCGGCTACCACCGTTTTTACCGTTCCCATCACAGTAGCGGCACCAGGGTCAGACGCAAGCGGATAAGTGAACTGGTTGGTCCCGGTCACGGTGGCGGTAAAGGAGCCATTGTAACCAGACGGAGTAACTCCTGAGACCACTACGGCGATTTCTGACCCGTTAGCCCACCCATGCGCCGCAGACAATGTGACGGTTACAACGTTGGTTGCCCAGGTGATCGCCGTGATGGTTTTTGCTGGCGCCGTGATGTTTTTCAGGTCATCCTTTGAGGTAAGCAACTGGTATGAGCCTGGTGAAAGTGTCGTACCGCCCACGGAGATCATCGCACCGGATTTCAAAAGCTGCGAAGGCTTCGGCGGGTTTGTTACCGACACGTTAATATTAACAATTGCCATTTATTTATTTCTCCGGGTAAATGGACGGTATTGCTGATGTGATCAGCTTGCGTGCAACATTACGCATCCGCTGCTGGTAGTAATTGACTTTGAATTTAATGGTCTTGCGCATGGCGATGATGTTCAGCTCGTTCTGAGTGACTCGCTCGTCCTGAACAACCGGAATATTCATCACACCCATTTCCGCGTCATCTACGAGCGTATACTGCTGCACATACCTCACGAAATCTTCCACTCCGGCGTTGCGCAAACCAGTGATAGAAATCGTCACATCCTCAGAAACAAGCTGATACTGGTTCTGTTGTTCATCTAAATAAAAAGCCCCTGCTACAGGGGCTGTGTTGCTGCACTTCACCGTCGCATACGGCGGCGACAGGTTCTGTGTTGAAAGCATGGCCGGGAACATCGGCATGTACTGGTTCAGCGTCATCCATATCGGTAGTGAGCTGGAGACCACCACATCAGCCAGGTCGATATCGTCAGCAGAGTTGATTATCTGCGACCGCATATGTGGGAAAATCGCTTCACCGGTGTAATGGTATAAATTGGCCTGCTCGTTCAGCCCGGTACGGCGTGAGAAAGAAAACTGGATGCCAAAAAATTCACCGATATAGAGCACATCTGATCCGATATCGTTAAACGGGTCGATATCAGCCTGTGCGGTAAATGTGACAACGTTGCGGTCAAAAAGCTGCTCGTCGTTCTGGATGGTTTCCGTGGTGAGGTGAATGTACCCTTTCACATCGACCGTATCGGGTTCGGTGTTGGGGTCATCAGACAAAATCGACGCTTTCACCCAGAAAACGAATCCGTCCAGCGGCAGCACCTTTCTGATGTACTTAGTAAAGGTGACAACCTGAAATCGGCTCAGATCGTCCAGTCCCTGCGTCAGGGTGGCGTTAAGCTCGGTTTTGGCGTTCTGCTGCAATTCACTCAGGGAAGGCATTCAGCACCCCACTTACCCAGGCGCGCATCGCGGCCTGATAGGTTCCGGTATCAATGAATGACGGACGCGGAGTCCCTTTTTTATTCTTAAATCTCCTGGAAATACCTTCTAGCGCGCGCCGCGTTGGCACTCCAGGCAATCCATTCATTTCGGTGTTGTCCAGGAACGCCACGAACAGATCGTGAATACGCGACATTGACTCGGCCAGCGGGTCATTTGACGGCGGCGCGCCGGCCATCATGTTTTCCAGTGAGGCAGCAAGATCGTTGCTCATCAGGTCGGAAATGTCGTTACTGTAGCGGTCAAAGAACGTCTGTATAATCTGGTACTTTTCTTCCAGATATTCCGCGACGTCTCCGGTCGTGGTGTTATCGTCTTCATAGGGGATATCAATAACACCCAGATGAAAGGTGGTCATGAAAGCCCCCACAGGCTGCCGAACTGCTGCGCAATCATCAGATAACGACGGCCCCACGGGTCTTGCAGCATCTGGAGATCAGCCAGAGACAGGTCTTTGAAAAAGTCCGGCACCAGTCTTTGCGCGCTTGTCGCATTATCTCCTGCACCGGTAATGACACCCGCTTTGAAATCGTTAAGCCCGAACTTGCTGCGGAAGTCCGCAAACACCTGCTCAGTTCCGTAATTAACCAGGAACGAGGCCGCAAGGTTGTATACGGCGACGGAATACAGGTTCGGCATGACGGACGCGATATCAGGGTTAACCCAATCAATCGCGCCGCCATACGCAAGAGAGATAGATGGCGAGTCGTCGGGAACCTGTGCGGCGGTCACGCCCATGTCAGTTCGAACGAATTCAATGAATCCCGACAGGCTTGGCATCATTTTTTCTTGCTCCCGGATTTCTCAGTCACGATTGTTTCGTTAACCGTTGGGGTATCTTCGTTGTCTTCACGGCTTTTCGCCTGCTCAACGCTGAATTCCATCTCACCGGCATAACCGGTGCCATTTTCGGAAAGGGTTCTGTCGAGAGCTGCAAGAGAGGCCTGGCGCATGTTATGCGCACCGCGTGTAAGGTGATCATCGTTATCGCGAATCGCTTTTTCGATGACGCTGGAAGATACCGGCTTGTCAATGCTGTAGCAGATACCGACAAAAGCCTTGCTCTGGTCGATTTTAGTTGAGTCAATCAGACCATAAACCTGGTGATGCTCAATCACTGCGTTGAGTTCGTCGCTGGTTCCATCGAGCACCATCATCTGAGAGCCATGCTCAATCGGAATCTGGCGCAGACGTCCAGTCTCCAGCGTACGGAAGGTGAAAATGTGGCGCTGCTTAGTGGTATTAGCGATATAAAGCTTCATTTTTAACCTCATAAAAAAGCCCCTATCGGAACACCGAAGGGGCTTAAAGTTTTTTGATCTGTTTAAAAATCAGCGTTACGCGCTGTACGCCATCGACAGGATGGTGATTGCTTCAGGACGAACAGCCCAGCCTGACGTTGCCCGCATCTCGGAAAGCACATCAATAGCGCCACCGGGGATCGGTGTCGGAATTTCACGCGGCGCAGCCATGTCACAGAACATCAGCGCGTTTGCCGCCAGGTTCGGCGACAGCTTCGCAAATTCGTTCGTGTTGACAACCGAGTTAACCATCGGCGTTTCAATTTCCGGGATGGTGATGATTACAGCATCAGTGCCGCCAGCACCTTTACCGATCAGCGTATCGTCATACACCCAGTCGATCTGGATGCCAGCGTCTTTCGCGACGTTTTTCACGGTACCGCTTACGGTTTCCGTACCACCACCAGGGCGCTGATAGGATGTCAGTTGCACGATCTGCTGAATTTCCATAGCACCCAGCACACGCTGAGGGCCACAGATTACAACGCGCAACTGGCGTCCCAACTGCATGGTTCGTGTCAGTGCAGCCTGAACATGGCCGAGGATGTAAACAGCCATTTGACCATGGTCATAGGTAAGCACTGTGGTGTTGCCGCTGGAGTCAGCGGGCAACGTTTCAGTAGTTGCACCCGCGGTATTCAGCAAGCCTTCACCGCCTGCCGGGTTCATGCCATACAACAGGCTGTTACGAAGTTGCTGGAAGATGCCCTGGCGCATGCCAAGACGCTGCGCTTCCGGCAATGAGACATTCCAGTTACCGGCTGCCGCCTGATCGTGGTGGTCGTAGATACCACGGCAGCGGAACATGTAGGTTGGCGTGGAAATCATGCGCGCTTCCATCGCCACGCTGGGTAACTGGTTACCGTTACCAGACTGGCTGGATGTTACCTGCGTGCGAATATCCAGACGACGCATGTAGACGTACTGATCGCCAACACCCAGGCGAACCTGTGGGTTACCGCTGGCGATGGTGTCAAACGCGCCGGATGCCTGCTGTTGGCTTAGGATCAATTCCGGCGCGATATACGACGGATTGACGATTGTGTAGCTGGGGGTAATTGCAGCCATTTAATTCAGCTCCCGATTAAAGTAAGACCAGCGCGCAGTTGTCGGTGTTATTCCAGGTCAGGAAACCCGTAGAGCTGTTGTAAGAAACAGTTTTAGAGTTACCAGCCTGAACGGAGATCAACTTCACCGGCAGCGTGATAGTGGAAAGAGTTACAGCACCGATGGTGCCCTGCGTTGTTGCCGAACCGGACGGAACAGAAACAGGCGCATAAGTGAAAGTGGTTGTGGTCGGTACGGAAAGTACAACAACCGTTCCGTTGTATGCTGCAGGAACAGCACCACTGATAGTCACGTACTGACCAGCCGTCAGTCCGTGTGCGGAAGCCGCTGTAGCGGTTGCCACGCCGTTAGCGTAGGTGATCGCGGTGGTTGCGATATTCGCCCCTGCGTAACCCGCGGCTGCGGCAGTCGTCAACTGGCTGTTAACGAAGTCCCATGCCAGAGCAGATTTTACCGATGCTCCGGCGGTACCCAGCGCAACAACCTGAGAGGATGCCTTCAGCGGAACGCGCATATTGGAGCCAACGCGGTAGAACGAAACGCTCATACCAGAGGCATATTGCGGAACCGGAGATTGCGGCGTTGTCAGGCCGTTGTGCGCCTGGTTGAACACGGTAAAACCTTCCAGTTCGTCAACGCTGGCAGCGCGACGAATAAGCGAACCGCGCGGGCTGGATGCAGTACCAGGCAGCAATTCAGCAACCGGTAGGCCACCCCACAGCGGGGTCGTTTCGGTGGTCGCTACGGTGCCGGAAGCCAGGTTGAAACGGTTTGCAGGATCATCCAGAGCAACGCCCTGAATGAAACCATCAGATTGAACACCGAAGGAACCAAGTGCGTTAGTGGTTGCCATCGGGTTAAGAGATAAGTTAGCCATGCTTGAGAGCTCCCGTTAAGCCTGGTTGTTAAATGCGAGAACCTGACGTTTGCCAGATTTGAACGGTGCCCACGTAACTTCCGGGTCACCCTCGAAGGTGCTGATCTGGCGACCGGTCGCATCAGCGCGTTTGATTTCTCGCAGCGTGCCCGCGCCAACCGAAAGACTTGCCGATTTTTGCGCATCTGCATAAATCTGCTTTTCAGCGAAACCAAGCAGTGCAGAGTCGGCAATAGATGACAGGTCGACGGTTTTGAAATCAGGCGAATGTTCCTGCAACTGGATCATCAGGCGACGGCGGTATGCCAGCGGCTTCTCACCAGACAGCGGAACCGGCGCGCGCTTACCGAAGCAGGAGAACACGCTATCAGCCTTCACCTGGGCGTCGGCAACTTCGTTGCGTTCAGCGTCGGAAAGCTCGGTAGGAATGCGAGATTTAAGCTCTGCAATTTCACGGCGCAGATCGGAATCAGCCTTTTCTTTTGCCATGCGTTCAGCTTCTTCAGCATCAGCTTTGGCCTTTTCGTCGGCGTCCGCTTTTTCCTTCGCGGCTTTCTCTTCCGCGTCGGCTTTAGCTTTAGCCTCTTCAGCCTCTTTTTCTTCAGCGTCAGCCTTTTCTTTCTTGGCTGCTTCTTCGGCATCAGCTTTCGCTTTGGCGTCTTTGGCCTCTTCGTCAGCTTTAGCCATGCGCGCGTCAATAGCTTTATTGATTAGCGCTACGATTTTTTCCTCGTCCATCTTTTCAGCCTCTTTGGGAATGGAATCAGATTTAACACCAGTGGGGTTAAGGAGCTTGTCCCATACGCCCTGTTCACAAATTGCAACGTGGTCGAGCAGCTCAGGGGATGGCTCCACCAGTAGAGGCTGACCGTCGATCTCAATGATTGAATCGGGAACCTCAACAAACTTGACGGTTGGAGAGGTGCTTAATTGCCTTGTCGCCATTATTTCGGCAGCCTCGGCGTCGTATACGCGCGCAATAGCCCACACCTCGCCATTGTCAGCAACCCATGCTTTTGTCAGGGTTCCGATAACGCGCTTTGCGAACTCATTGCTATCAAGCGTATTTTTCTCCGGGTGCAGCCATATGAGCGGTAGCCCGGCAACTCTCTGGAGAAATTCTGGCGTGAGATAGTCATCCGGGTTACGGAATGCCATCTGTTGATCTGCAGATCGCCAGGTAACCCCTGTTCCGGTTACCCGGATGGCGAACATCCACATGTTGATAAAGAATTGCGGGCTGCTTAGCGTCCCGTCAGCGATGAGCGCGGCCACTTCGGTTTCATTGAGCGCCTGCTGCGCCAGCACCTCAGCGAATGGCTGATGAAGCGGCTTGGGAAGATCGTCAATGTGAAACCATCCGGCGGCCAGCGATTCGTCGTTAAGCTTCGCCTCGAACCTCTCCGGCACCTCGGCGCGAAACGTCAGATAATCGCCGTATACGCTGTGCGGGGTTAGCGGGCCATCGTACTGATAGCCCACCTCTTCCAGCACCTCGCGACGCGCGGCATCAATAGCCAGCTCGCCAGGTTCAACCGTGCCGCCTGGCTGACACCATGTACCATCATCTGATCGCTGGATCAGGAAAACGAACTTACCCTGACGGAACATTATCCCGCTGCCAAAAATAGCCACGTTTCAATGCTCCTATGCTGCTTTCATTGACTCCATGAACTTGCGCCCCTTCTGGGTGAGCATGTCTTCAGGAATGCTGCGGAGGTTGTAGATATAGGTCACATAGCACTGACAAAAAACCTCTTCGCCTGGCTGCGTGATTTCATCCAGATATCCGGCTGGCCCGGCTTTCACATAGCCATTTTTCTGCGCCCAGTTACCGCGAATCAGGTAATACAGCTGATCCCGCTCCTTGTGGTCTTCGCGGAAGTCGTAGCCGGGTCTGCGCCAGTGGCTGTGCCAGATAGCCGCAATCGCGTTATTGCTGGTTGCGATAACGTTGTCGATATTGGCTATGAGTTTGTGGTTCTGGTCGATCATCACGCGGCGCGCTTCATAATCGACTTTCTCGGCGGCTTTCTGGATATGCCCGGCGGTTTCTCGCAAGGTTCCCTGAATGCCATTCAGCGCTATCGAGTCGGCAGATGGAATGCTGCTGGCCCAGCCACTGAATCGCGATAGAGTTGTGTCGATGGCTTTCTGGCGGTTGAGCTTTATCAGGTCAACGCTTGCCAGGATTCGCCTGTCCAACTCAGTTCTCAGCTTTGGCTCAATGTAATTGAGCGTGAACCGGGAAATACCAGGGTGACGCTTAAGGGCGGCGGCACGTCCAATTTGCAGATCATAGGAATGCGTCAGGTTTCTTGTAACCAAACCTCCAAAATCAGCATCAGTTTCGCTCTCTGCCGCCTGCCGGATGATTGACTGCCAGCGCTCCAGCTCCTGCCGCGAGATGTAGCCATTTCGCAGGAAGAACTTAACCGCCTCTCTCACTGTTCGGGTAAAATCCTTCATAACGACATCCCGCCCTATCCTTCCGGTGCTGGCTGTGATGGTGGGTTTTTCTCCAGTGACTCGAAATCCAGATCAAGCCGCTGCGGGAACAGGCTTTCGTTAGCGTTGGCGTTTTCACACATCCAGTCGATAAGCGCCGCCCTGTTCTCCGGGTCATCAGTGAGTTGAGGCAGCAAAGCCTCACCCATCCCGATAATGGCTTTGAAGCGAATTTCATCTACCTTCACTTTCTCGCTTTCCGGCTCTTTCAGAGAGGACGGCCAGCGGTATTCGAAGTTGTTAATCCAGCTCGCGAAATACACACTGTATGTGTCCTCCAGCTCTGACAAGTCAGCACGCAGAGACTGAAAGAACGTGATGCTCCAGGCCCGGTACTGACATACGCGGATAAAGAATTCATAAAGCGGCTCAAGCCATTCGCGGATGTTGTCGATATAGACGGCAACTGAGCGGGCGTCTTCAGTTCCTTCCCCGAAGCCCTGAGCGAACGTCTCAGAGTTAAGGAGAATGGCTGGCATATCAGCCGCCGCCGCGATGTTTTCAAGGATATGGTTACGGGCAGAATCAAGAGGCTTTTCAAGGTTGCTCAGGTCGATTGATTCAATACCATCGGTTTCGCCGATCTGTAGCACCTCGCCCGTTTTTCCCCGCTTCAGCATCATTCGTTTAATGCCGCTGAGCTTCTGCATCATGTTGTTGACTACAGAGCTTGGCCCCTTGATTTTCGTCACCAGTAGGCCACCTTTCACCGCCACCATGTCATCGGTGCGCATGGTCTGAATGAAAGATTTCAGCGGGAAGAGCGCGCGCTGGTAAACGCTGCGCCCGGTAAAGCCGAAAGCCGCAGGGTTATATGCCAGATAAATCGGGTCCTCGTTCTGCACGACGACACAGCGCGATTTGTGGTAAGGCTTACCGGCTACCCGGATACCGTCGACTTTCTGAAAGTCCTGTGCGTTCGGGTCCTGATTCAGTACGATGCTACCGGCTGTGTTCAGCGGATCGAGAATGTTAAAGCTGACGTTGTGTTTATACAGCGTCCGGTAGTCCAGTGATTGGCTTGGCTCCTGGTTATCAACCAGCATAGCGACAGCAGACACACCGTAAATGCGGGAGATTCTGGCTGCGTTGGCAATGTGCCGATTTGCGCCAAGCGCACGCCATTCACGTTCGAACGCATCACGCAGACGCTGCTCAAGCCCATATGATTGCGCAACATGGACGGTACGCGGCTCATTCATTGCCATCTTGATCGGGCGATCTACCATTTTCCCGCCCAGCGGGTGATAGAGGTAAATCGTTTTGCAGGTCTGATAACCAGCTGTCATGCCTGGCTGAATATCATCACTTTCTAAAAGTGCGACAAGCTCCGTCGAGCAACTGCCGATTTCGAAATCATCTTCGTTCATTGGTTTTCTCGTCAGAGTGCGTCGCCGCTGCCGAACGCGATGATCAGCCCGTAGGTGTAGCAGTCGAGCAGGTCATCAGCGCGCTTGTGCGCCTTTTTATCGGCAAGATGGAATCTGGAAACCTGCTTGTGCAGGTGATTGGCGGTTTCGCCTTTGAATACTGCCGTTTTCTGGTATGCGTAACGGGAGATCTTTGCCAGTTCGCGATAGTGATAGCCGGACGCCATAATGGCGCGCTCGTCTTTCCCCTTACTGGTCAGCGCGGACTCAATTTTGTTGACCGGCCAGCCAAGGCTTTCACCTTTTTGCAGCAGGATTGAGCCCATGCTGGCGTCTTCGATAAATACGCCGATGCTGCCATTTACGGCCACGCACTGCGCTGATAATTCATTGAGACGCTCAAACACAGACGGCATCCATGTTTCAAGCAACGCGCCATCAATCTGCACCACATCCCAGTCAACAATCGTAAGGCGAACATGACCTGCGCGGGTGTCGACTGCGTAATACACAACGGCGGTACCGTCATGCTCAGTTCCACCCTTAACTGCGGTATCCATGACCGCAAATACGGCCTCGCACATTTCAGGGTATTCGACAGGCTGATCCTGATTCTCACCTTCAAACCATTTCCGCACGTCGAACAGCGAAGCGGCTGACCAGTCCACGAACTCCGCAAGAAACTCCTGGCGGAACACGCGCGGGTCGTTGTTCTTTTCCTCTCTCTCCAGTTCTTCCGGCGGGACGAACGGGTTTGATGAGGTTGGAGCGTGGTGTTCAATGAAGCCCAGCGACTTGTTATTGCAGATGGCGTAGAAAAAGTTTTCCTCGTCTACTCCGTCTGGTGTGGAGAAAACGTAAGCGCGGCCTTTCGTGGTCAGCAGCGTTGGCTTAATCGATTTGGGCCATATTTCGTGGAGCATTTCCGGTGATTTGGTGAATGCTGCTTCGTCAATCAGGATGATTTCGTATTCACGACCACGCCCGGCCAGTTTGTTATCGTTGGTGACCCAGAAATCAATCTTGCCGCCATTCTTCAGCAACAGGCGTTTTTCCTGCCGGCTAAAGCTCTTTTTCAGTGGCAACAGGATTTCTTCAAGCTTGTCGTAAATTTCCTGATACTGGCGGTATTCGGCGGTAAATATGCCAACACGACCACCAAGCGCGATATCCATACCCGGGCGTTTAAACTGCGCCGTCGCATAGGTAACCGCAGCGCTGGAGAGCATGAAGGTTTTACCCCAGCGACGACCGCAGCGAACAGCATGAAGCTGATCATCCCAGGAGTCAGACCAGACCTTTAATTGCCCGTCGTGCAGTGTGGGCAGGTAAATGTCAGTCATGATTTATATTCCCGGTATTGGCAGGGCGTTGTGAACGACAATCGCGTTATCCCGATCCCCGTCTTTCAACACGCCTATTTCCATCTCAACTTTTTCGGTTGCGGCTTCGCGATAGGCTGCATCGATCTGCATCTTCAGGATGTTCCCCTTCGTGTACTCCAGGGACTCAATGCGAGCAGTGTTGCGGTGCATTGCCTTTTGCGCAGATGAGATCAGGTCATGAAGGTCTTTAGCTTTTTTGCTGTCAGCAGTTTCAAGTTCCGTCTGCCAGCGCCCGATATTTTCCGCCGCAGTCAGATTTGCCGCGCGCAACCAGAAAAGCTCATCGTCAAGCGTGAGCAATTGAGCATCTTCGGTGATGGCGTCAGAGAGAAGCATCCGGCGACCGTAGCCGCCATGTTTGAGAGCGTGCTGATTACCTGGAGCGAATGCGTTAACCGGCGGAGCGTGGCGTGATCCGCGTATCGGTTTCGTTTCTGGAGATTTTGCAGGGCTGCCAGCGTCGCGGGGACTTTTTTTCATCTCCCCGGATTTACTGGCCTTCTCTTTCCCCTTTTGCGAATTCGCACTTTTTTTCGCAGTTTCATGCTGCGATTTCGCACGGTAATTCGTAACTTTGATATAGCGCTTTGCGCTGGCGTAATTCAGTCCCTGCGCTTCACACCAGTCTTTGGGGGAAATACCGGATTTAGCATGTTCGGCGAGGAACTGGTCTTGCAGTGCTCCCCAGTCCGGTTTTGCCATGTTTCATCACCTGCTGTTGACATTATCGAAGCCACTCAGCAAGCGGCTTCTGTAATGCCTTTAGTCACGCAAATATTCTTCGGTATGCACAACGGACTGGCCTTCAAGCAACTCTGCATGCGTGCTATCAATGATCACCGAATGATGTGGGTGGACGTTTTCAGCCAGCCATTTAATTACCGGCCTCGTCACTTCTCCGAATGAATCAGCTAAAGCTTTATTTGTGTCTGTGACATTGCACTCACCAAGACATTCGCCTTTACCCGTGAAGCAGTTGGTGCATGCATGATCATGAATCTTGTTTTTCATAGTGTTCACCTTTTAGGTGTGAGCCTGTCGCATGGCAGAGCCGCCAAGAGCGAACGACTTGCCCAGGCTCACTACTGAAAGTCTCTCTTAGGAATGCGCATGCGAAGCGCAATAAAAAGCCCCGCTATTGCGAGGCTCTGTTTTTCTCTATGGCCTGAATTGATCTTATATGCCCATTGCATTCATCAATGGAGTCAAGCAGCCTGATATTCAGATCAACGCTATCGCCAAAGGTCATCTTTTCGGGAATGGTCGGAACCGGGCATTCATTTAGCAGATTTGCCGGGATCGGAATGTATGTCTGTTTTACCGGCTCGTACACTGTCAGCGGCTTCGCGCAACCTGACAACTGCAACAGCAGGAATATACTCAACAGCGCACTTGCTGCCTTTAAGAGCATCTTTAACTTCCTCCTGGAGGCGTTGCGATTTCATTTCTGCGGCAGCACGGCGGCGCGTCTCGTTGGCAACGATTTCATTCATTGCCTGAAACTGCTGTGTGAGGCTGTCTACTGATTTTGCCAGCATGTCATTTTTGCTGGATAACTGAGCGGTCTGCTCAGTCAGGGTGGCGTTATCTTTCACCAGGCTCTGGAAGTTACTGGTTACGCGCATGCCAAGAAAAATGACGGTGATAACGCCAGCCACAACGACAATCTCGAAAGCGGAAGGCGGTTTTATATCAAACATCAGAACACTCCCGGAGCAGATGGGGGAACACCAGGATTCAGCGGGCCAAAACCATCATCGATTTTCTGTGGCTTTTGTCCCCACATGCAGACTTCCCGCTCAATCTCGCGGCGGTTCACAAGGCCTTTCCACTTCTTGCCGCCAGCCATCACCCAACGTTTCATTTCGTTGCAGGCAGCAGCATTCTCTCCCTTGTTGATCAGTCGAAGCATGGAGGATTTTTTGAACGCACCGACGCCAACGTTATAGGCAAATGAGTAAAGTGCTCCGCGCATGGTTTCAGGGATGTCGGCATTGATTACCGGATCAATCTGTCTCGCCACCGACTGGAGATCGGCATTTAGCAGTTCTTTGCATTGTCGCTCAGTGTAGGTTTTACCCATCACGATGTCGCTTCCGGTGTGGCCGTAGCAAACCGTTGGGACGCCTACAACATCCAGATAAGGCACAAACCTGACACCTTCCAGACCGTCATCGCCATTAGGACCGGTAATCATGGCAGCGGAAATAGCCAGAGAACCACCACCAATGGAAGCAATGACTTTATTTCTGAACTCTGGAGACATCGCCATGTCATTGCTCCTGGGGTTGTATTCCAGCGATGTCAATCGCTTTTGGGAGTGTTTTGCCGGATTCGTCTTTCTGGTATGCCTTGCTGATAATTTCGGTGCGCTTCCTTTCCTCTTCGATAATCGCCTGATTGCGGCGGTTATTGGATCGGTAAGTCAACCATGTGAAAAGCGCAGCGACTACCGAACCCACAGCGAAGAGCACATCCTGTAAGGTCAGCATGGTAAAAATTCCCGTAAGGGTTGACCAGAAGTACGACCAGAAGCCGTTGTTTGTGTTCATACGTTGCATGCTCTCACCTCGCTTTGTTGGCGGGTGCTGTGCGTGAGTAAAGGGGTCAGGCTCTCGGGCTGCATTTAACAACGAAGCCATCTGAAGTTGATTCCCGGAGCCTGATAATAAAAAACCCGCACAAGGCGGGAATATGAGGGTGTGGCAATGTCGGCATCATGGCCGAAGGTACCCGCTGGTTGGGTTTGGTATGTGGTGGCGTGCGCCTGTCTCACGCTTAACGCCCTTCCAGCAGGTTGGGGCGTTATTGGCAGGGTATTAGCCTATTTACTCTTTCACCACAACGGACAGAGCACTGAGCATTTCGCGCCAACTCCATGCTGCTGCGCGGGTTGGGTTATGAGCCCTTCACGCCAATGCCCTTTCCTGTTATGGGCTCCGTTTCGTGGAGCTAACGGCAGGTGATCAGTCTGCACCAGAGGAGGACTTATTTTAGGCTTTAATGCCCATGCTCCATATTTGGCGGGACAGGAAGGATTCGAACCTTCGACCATTCTGTTAACAGCCGAACGCACAACCGCTGTGCTTCTGACCCATAAACGACAAAGCCCCGGCGGGATGCCGAGGCTTTTAGTCTTTGCCGCCGTTTACAATTTAGGCAGCATATCAAAGTAGACTCAAATATGACTTACTTTATCTACTTTTGCAAGAGTTGGTTGCGAAAAAGATGCTTTTTGTTGTGAACGTGATCTGACTACAGAAATTAATGACTCGCGATCCAGTGACAGAAACACGCCACGCATAGCCCGCCAGTAATCGCGATAGTTGTTCCCCCAGTTCTTATCCGTGACGCCCATGAATTGCGCCAGTTCGGTTTGCATATACACCTCACGCCGGGAAACCTGCTTTTTCACATCCTGTGCAGCCAGCCAGATAAGCGCCTTGAGCTTTTCTTTGGTCTTCCCTGCTATGCGCTGCCCTTTAATGGTTTCGCAGAACTGGAGCCACCCATGCTGGACAATGGCGGTCTGCAATCTGAAATCAGTATCGTGCAGGTAGTTCCACTTCACCCAGGCGCTTTCCGCGTCTTCCAGCCTGCCGATAGCGCGGCGCCAGCTTGCCGTCGAAAACTCTACCGGGATTACTTGTGGGATAGAGGTGCCTTTAGCGTGTGACTGCTTTCCGGGTACAGGCGGATTTCTTAGCATGATTTTCTTGCCCGTCACCTCATCAAGCACGTACTGCCGTTTGCGCGGGTATCGCTCGTTCGTGTACTGGAGTTGCTCAACCAGAGCGACTAATTGCCCCTTTGTGCGCCCGCTAAAATCAGCCGTAGCCAGCGCGATTTCTTCACGGACATATTGCAGGTATTGTTCGTTCATGCGGCGTGCTCCGTCTGTTTCTGCTGTGTGGTTTTAACTGGCTTGCTGTGGCGCTTAACTGCGGGCATGTTCGCCCGTGCTACGCTTTCAATCTGATACCGGATGAAGGGATCGTCGTTCACGCTGCCTCCCGTTTTTTGAGCAAAGCTCGACGCAAGGCGCTGTAATGCCGCCTGATGGATTCAAGTTCTTCCCGTGTGAAACGGTGTGGTTTGTTGTTGTTCTCCAGCGCCTCTACGCGCTCAGGCCCAATTTTCTCTACCAGCGCGATCCGGTACGGAATTGCGTTGCTGGAAAGCTCGTCATTACACCGGTGGCATTGTTTATGAATGTTGTCTTCGTTGTAGCGGAGATGAGAGGCAGCGCCACGCGATCTGAAGTGTCCAGCCTCCCAACGAACCGTAATCCACGTTCCGCAACTAATGCATGGCAGGTCGTGGTCACGCTCGCGAATGTAGTCATTGACAACTCGCTGGGTAAGATCTTCCCAGTGGCTGAGGGGTTTAACTGCCGCCTTGCGCTTACGCCATGCCGCCCGCTCCTTTTTCGCTTTTTCCTGGCGCTGCTTCTCTTTTTTCTTCTCCAGCTCAAGAAGCGCGAATTCCGCTCCATGCTCCGGGCAGCACCAGCGATGATTCTCAAACTGGGGAGTGAATTTCGCGCGGCATATTTTGCATCGGCGCTGGGTAGGCTTATGCATGCTGCCTCCTTGCCGCCAGGCGCAGCCATTTTTGATCGACCAGATTAGCCGTGTACCCTTTCAGGGTTGGGATTTCGGAGGGTTTAAGCTCAGGTTTACGCTTCCGGCGCGCTGGCATGCGGAATATGCCGCGCTCAATGACTTTGGCGAGTGGGCTATGCATCATGCCTCCTGTTTATCGCGCAGTTGCTGGAACTCGCAGCCACTGGGGATAGTCAGCGCCAGGCCGAACTGAGCGCACCAGGCTTCAACTTTGCACATGAAGATATGCATCTCACCAGTATCAAGTCGGGAGGTATGGCGAGGCTCCCAGGCGGTCTCTTTCGCACCGGTAATGAAGTCGGTATAGGTGACCTCTTCACAGCCGAGATACGTCTTTTTGAGGTTGCGTTTAACCCATTCCGGCGTTGCGTCCGTGCGCCCGGACTTGATCAGGTATTCGCTGATTTCTCCCATCCACAGATGAAAGAGCGCGTTTTGAGACAGGCTGCGCTTCTCTCGCCACGGCTTAACCTGAAGGCGGAAGCAATGCCCGGCATCCAGCAACGGCTGAATCTGCTGGCCTATGGCGGCGAAGTTGCCACGGTGGAGTTTGATGCCGTCTGCTGGCAGGTTCATACGGCCTCCTTAACGGAAACCGCAGAATGCAGAAAATCGCAGGTGCATTTCTGCATCTGTGACAAGGTGATTTGCTTGCTGTGTATGCGCATAACGTCCCCGTTAGCGCAAAGGTACCGTCGGGGCTCAATCCGGCGGCATTTATATTATGGCGGGTTGATTCTAGAAAATCAAAATGCGATTACATAGTTTTCGCAGCAGAAATAACAGCACTCATTAGCCCTTGGTAGGGGCCAAGAAAGCCCTCAATATAGAAGTGACCTGAAATTCTATAACTGCCTCTGTACCAGTAGACATGACCAAATCCATCCTCATGAGGTGTTATCGTTAGCTGAAAACCTGAACAAGTTCTGGTGCTTGGTTCTTCCTCTAGAGGCACATCTCCAATTTTATCTGTCCAGATGACCAGCCACTTCGAATCATCAGTCTCTTCCAGATGGAACTCATTACCATCCAACTCAATGCTTAGATAAACCTTTCTATGGATGTTTGCGCTTAAAAAACTCTCAAAATCGTTCGCCTCTTTGGAAAAATTTTTTAATACGCAAATGTTTTCTCTTGGCTTTTTCTTAGGAAATGAAATTTCCTTTGATGAAATAAACGCCTTATAGGCGTAATAGCAGCTTGCTATCGATACCAATATGCCTATGAAGCTTAAAAAATTGCCCAAATTACCCCCAGAGAAGCCCTGTTTTTATTTTTGTTTCTAATAAGAGTTGCATAAAAATCCCCATCAAAAGTATGACGGGGACTTCACTTTACCGCATTTTAACAAGATTATTTGCGAGCGCTAGTTGCCTCACACCTTCTGATCAGGCGCTGCTGGTGCTGCGGCGAGCATGTGCGCCCAAACTAAACGCCTCGTCTGACGCATTGCGCAATCAGCATCATCCCATGCGTGGTGCTGGCACCCTGATTTGTGCAGCATCATCGCTTCAGTCGGCTCAACCGGTACAAGCTTCCACCCATCCGGCAACTTGTAAGCAGTGCTTACAGGTTCGGCTTGCATGGCTGCGCGGCAGGCGTTCCAGCCTTGGCAGTAGGCGCTAATGCCATTAACCACAGGCGGAATGGCGTTGTTCGCTAAGGCAAATTGTCGGCATTCATTCCAGCCTGTAGCAAAGTCGGTCTGGCTCAGGTTTACATCAAGCGGACATAGGCGTTCGATGTTGGTCAGTGTCGCGACTTCCGGAATTACGAACTCATCAGGCACAGCCACCGGCGCTGGCGGTGTGGCTCTGAATCCTGCCTCAGTTAACGCCATAGTGACAGCGTGAATGTCGTCCATTTCGAGCTTATCACCACGAAAAATATTTGCACTCAGCCTGTTCACCATGATGTTTTTCATCATGTCGCGCTGAGCTTGGTCATAAGCCACCGGCGCTGGCGCTTCTGCGAATATGCGCTCTATCACTAAATGCTTACGCTCAAAATCATCAGGCTCGCGGTGATACACGTAACTCCATTCACCCAGGCCATCGTTACGCCTGCAACGGAATCCAATAGGCTCCCGGCTCAGTTGTGCTATCATACGGCCTCCTTCTTGATAGCTGCTTTCGTTTCGCTCGACGGACGACGATAATTTTTCCACTCGTCAGGCATCTTCATTAGCTTGCCATTCTCACCAATAGCCTGGACGCGACAGCCTTTAACGCCGAATGCGTCAGTGTTGATTGTCTCGTCATATTGGTTGAGCAATTCCGCCATCTTCTCCTGCCATTCTTCCGGCATAAGTTGCATTGCAACACGCGGCATAACCAGGAAACTTGCGTAACTAAGCCCCCACCACAAATGCAGATCTTTACGGTCAATTTCGTAATCTTCAGTTTGCATCTTCACTCCACCACTTCCAGATTGATGCCAGCCTTGCGAAGCTCTTTGTTCATGGCTTCAAGATTGACGTAAGCGCCATCCGCAAAGCCTGAACCTGCTTTGAAGTCGAAAAACGACACTGGCGGCAACTTAACGCTCACTGTCCGCGCTTCCAGTTCAGCGATGCGCTGGCGCAGTTGTGCATTCTCCGCCTTGTCGGCGTCACGCTCTGCCAGCAGGGCGAGGCAATCGGACAAAACCATGTCAACATCTGTTGACTGCGCCGGGACATGCATGCACGCGCGTCCTTTTGTGAAATCGTCAATCGCTTTTTCAATGCGCGACATAAGCGCCAGATCGTCGTTGTTAGTCATGCTGCACGCTCCTGTTTGGCTTCAACTTTGGTCATAAGTTGCTTAATAACATCCGGCAGAACGGCGTCGTGCATTACGCTGAATGACCTGAGATTGACACCAAGAGAAATCACGGTGCTTGCCGGGTCTTCAAGCTGAAAAGATTTTGTGTAGTCATTGCGCCACTTACGCTCGTCAAAGTCGTAATACTCACCTGACAGATACCAACTTCCCAGGCGATATTGCATTTCATACGAAAATCCATTACCGACACCGCACTCAACTTCATCAACAGTGAACCAGTCAAGCGAGTAACGGAAACGCTGAACCATGACAGTTTTTTGCTTTTTGTCGCTCATGACTGCGCTCCTTCTCCTGAGTTGCCTTTCACCGCATCGACGCGTTTGAATTCGATTGCCCAAACCCACGGGTTGGCCTTGAATGATTGTTCAGGGTAAATTCCATCCCACAAATCGCGGAACCACAGCCACGGATCGCTATCGCCGCCATCTGCTGCGCGTTCTGCTGGGTAACCTTCTGCGCGTGCTGACTCAGTGCTGATACTGGCGATACGCTCCACCCGCACACCGGTGATCTCCAGCGTGATGCGGCTTGCCCAGCGCGGCATGTGGATTGATGGCGTCCATTTTTCTGGCGACACAGGTTTACCACATGCCATAACCGGCACGCGGTGAGTTTGCTCAGTCCATGAATTACGTTCACTGGCGCGATATACCAGCGTTGCGACATCCGTTGCTTTGCTATGCACACGGAAAGCCTCACGCACCCATATGTGATCGCCGACTTCCCCGAACGGGCACGGATACCAATAGTCGCCACCGTTATCGTGTTCTCGCCACGGCCAGAGCGTGCCATCATCCTTTTCACCGATATCCATGCAGTCAGATTTTACGATCCGCCGCGTCTGCGTCTTCCGTCCGTCGAGAATGGCGCGCACCATCTCAGCGTTAAACATCATTGGGCGTTCTTTCACGATTGCACCCCCTTCACCTGCTCAAACTGGCTGCGGAGCTGGGCGGCGATGGCCTCAAGCATTTCATCAGCAAAAGAGCGGTCAAAATCACCCTCTGGTGCATCATCCATAAACTCAGTTATGGACAGGATGGCGCGCGCGATATCAGCGGCATTTTCTGGCGTGTCATCAACGAAACCTGCATCCCATGCAGCAAGCATTCTGTTTGCAGCGAAGATGGCTCCCTGTTTGCGAGCTTCTGCGCGCAGGGAGGCGAGGACGGATGATGTTGCTGGCGCACGCTGACGCAGACGCTCCAGTGCTTCTTCTTGTGTGAGGAAACCGTTTTGTCCGTCATTGCTGGTCATGTTGCTGTCGAACCATGTCTGTAACCCGGCAGGTGTCATATCGTCAGGCATTTCAACAAACGCCTCATCGGTAGTGCCTTCCAGCCAGTCTCGTGCGCTGCGTATGTCACCCTGAGACAGACAAAGCAATGCGGCTTGCGCTCCCATCATGGTTTTGTGCATCATCCATGACGTGTTTAATTCACGCGCAGCACTTTGCAGATTCGTATAACTCTCCGCAGCCAACTGCTTAACCTGCGCCTCTAACTCTTCGTATGTTGGTTTGCTCATGCTCGTGCACTCCCGAAAATTTTGTGTACCTGATAGCCCTGCCAGTTACGGCGGCATTCGTCGAAAATGGTGTTTACGCCTGAACGGTCGACCGGTTTGCCTTCCTCGTCATCAACATCAACCGGAACATAGAAACAGGTCCGCCATACACGACGATCCAGCATGATTTCTCCAGCCAGGCGCATTTTGTGCGACGCTCCCTGAATGGCGGTTTTCTTGACTCCGGTTGCTTCTGCAACCAGTTCACAGGTGAAATACCCGTATTGCCCGAGATACCATTCGATTGCTTCTTTTCCCGTCATCTCACACCTGCCCGTTATTTTTCATGCGGTCATATTTGGCTTTCAGCAATTGCGCCGGAGTCGGTCCACGATCTGCTTTTGGTGCCTGGATAGCGCGGCGAACTGGCGGTACAGGCTGACCATCGGCGGCGCGTTTTTCCCAGTACGCCAGCACCTCACCAGCAACCACCTTCAGCTCTTTCTCACTGAGCTGACCATCGGTACTGCGGCGGCGCAGTTCCAGGCAGATGTGGTACAGGACCGGTCGCGGCCACGGGTATTGCTCGCTGCTTGTGTACTTGAAGATCAGGCGTTGCCACTGTTTGAACTCCGCCATCACGTCATCAACCGTCAGGCCAAACGCGCGGGTTTCATCCTTGCACCAGGCAATGAATTGCCCCGGAGACGGAAGGAACGGCTTCTGCTGGCGGCGCGCGACACGCATACCGGCTTCGACCTGTTTCATGGTGGTGATTCCGTTCTCGGCGAACGCTTTAACCCACTGGCGGCGGATTTCGTTCATTTCCTCCTGCTCACGCCCGACAAGTGCCGCCGGGAACGCAGCCAGCAACTGGGTAAACACGCCGTTGATGATTTGCGCTACCTGCTCAACCTGCGGCTTTTCGTCGTACTGTTCCGGCAGGTTGTGAGCCACGCGGCGCATCTGCTCGCGGTCGAAGTTGTGCATCTGCTCAGCAAGGCTTTTCATAGCGACACTCCGTTAATCCAGTCAGTGTTGTTCAGGTCAACTTTCGGTTTGCCAGTGGCGGCAACCTCGGTTCCCGCGGCAGCACGCTGCACCGTCAGCTTGTCCCACTGCTTGCGCAGACTGGCCGGGCATAGGATGTTTGTCTGCCAGAAGTGGTGTTTGCTGGCCCAGTCATACAGCGCGCAAATCTCCTGGTGTGTTCTGCCGTCAATCTGGTTCGTCAGGCGAACGTCATTCGCCCAGGCTTTCAGGTCAGGTTCTTTGCAGGTCGGGTTGATTTTCTTCACGCGGGTGGCGATCCACTCTGCGGCCTTCAGGTCGTCAGCAGTTCCCCACTTGGCACCTGATGGTGTGTAAATCACCGCTTCAGGATGAGCAGATAAAAATTTCTTCAGACGGTCGTCGGTGAATTCGCGAGAATTCTTCGACGAAGATCTTTTAATGTTTTTATTCTTGTTATTACCTTCTTGTTCATGATGTGCGGGTTTATGTGCGGCTCCATGTGCGCCATCATGTGCGGCTACCACCTTCAAACCAGCGCCATTACTGGCTTCGCCATGTGCGGCTACATGTGCGACATCATGTGCGGCGTTATGTGCGGGTAATTCGTCTATTTTTTGAGCATATTCGACGTAATTAGTGATGGTGATCACCCGACCTTTACGCTTTTCACCCTCGATAGAAATCATCCCTTCCCGGACAAAAAACGCCAGCATACGTTCCACTGTGTCGCGGCTCGTCGGGCTTCCAGTTCGGTCGCAAAGCTGAAGTCCTAAATCAGCAGCTGTTACCACCAGTTGACCGGGTTGCAGATTCCACTCACGCCCCTTAAAAAAGGCCGTGTAAGGCTGTCTGGCTGCGTTCATGAGCAGGTTGTCCCACAAGGTGCGCAGAAATACATCTTTCGCCCAGGATTGCTTGAGAACGCTCCGGTACAACGGGATGTAACCAGTTTTCTGGTTCTCCATCCGGTTGCTCCTGAGTTGCCCCGGATCATTACCGGGGAAGTTGAGAATTTTTGCAGTGTTCACGCTTCCTCCCAGCCGCTATCACGCATCAGAGATTTTTGCTCACCGATGATTGCCATAACCTCTTCCAGCGCCGTAGAGGCCACTGTGAGGCGGTTATCTTCGATTTCTGCATCAACCAGAAGCTCAGCAAGACGACGGGCGCGCGCCGGGGATAACTGCGGTATGGCAGCGCTGCGGGAAAGTTTTGTTTTGCCAGCGGCCTTGGCTTTGTCCATCTGGCGGGTTGCCACTGACGCAGCCTGAGCGCCATGTTCACGAGAGAGAGCAACGGCAGTAGACGCGGAGACTTCGCCGGCCTTCACCATGTCGATCAGCTCATCACCGCACGACAGCAATTGCAGATGGTGGTCAACGTCGCCAACAGAACGCTTAACCATCTTCGCTATTTCTGCCGGAGTACGGCCCTGATTAACCAGGCGCTGGTATGCCGCAGCGCGTTCCAGCGGAGATAGTGCCTTACCCTGGCTACTGGTGATCATGAATGCGATACGGTCAGCTTCAGAGCCAACAAAGTCTTTGCACTCAATGCGAGGAATTTCGGTACCAGCGGCAGTAGCAGCCAGTGCGCCGTAATAGCGATGGTGACCGTCGATGATTTTGACGCCCTGCTCTGTTACCTGAACGGCCAGAGGCGGCACAAATTCGCCAGCGATAAACGCATCACGGAATTCATCGACATGCTCCTGGTCGATTTCACGCACGTTAAAGCCTGGCTCGACATACAACTCGCTCAGCGGCACGACATAGGTTTTGTTAACGGCGGTTCCGGTGCCGTTTTTGTCTTTCTGCTTGTAAAGCTGGTAGAGTGAACTCATAATTAATCCTGTGAATTGATCCAGTCATTTCGCACTGAAAGTCGGTACTGTTCGCGCAGTCCGGCTTTCGCCTTTTTAATTCCCGTCACGCTTCAAAATCTCCTTTCTCCACATCCCGGTTTGAAATCAGGATGGCCAGCAAAAGCGACATGTTCGGAAGCAGGTTTTCCCGCCAGCGACTCACCGTCGATTTGTTCACGCCAGCCACTTCAGCGATTTTTGTCGTACCCAGTTCTGCTATCTGGCTGTGTAACCAACTCTCTATCCTCCGGGCCTCCAGTTTGTTGCGTGTTGTTAAGGTGTCCATTTGCGATACTTCCTCTGGTGTTAGGTTTGTTGCCGCCGGTCAGGCGGCCTGTTAATTGGTTAACGGCGGGAGCACGTCATCAATACCGATGCCTGCCCCATGCTTGTTGAGTGCAGAAACAATCTTCCGGCACTGTTCAACGCTCATACCCCGGCGGCCATTCTCGTAATGGCAGATGGTGCCAGGAGTTAAACCAAGCTCATTGGCTACCTGGCTTTGTGTCAGGCCGATGCGCTGGCGGATTTTTTTCAGGTTGTTCATTAGCACCTCCCATAAGATGAGATAAATATACATATTGTATTTTTAGCGCGCAAGTAAAATATACATTTTGTGAGTCGTGCGAAAATATACAAGTTGTATAATTCAGGTATGACTATGAAATGGTACGACTTAGCAAAATCGCTTATGAAGCGAGACAACATCAACCAGGATCAGCTGGCCGAGCACCTCGGAATCACAAAGGGGGCGGTTAGTCACTGGCTAAATGCACGCAGAGAACCTGGGCTTGAGGATATTGCGAAGATACTCCGGTTTTTGGGTAAGAAGTCTTTTTCTGTAGGCGCTGATGGCTCTATTATCGATGAAAACCTTTCCGGCGATGTGGGCTATGTTGGACCATACGAGAAGGGGAATAGCTTTCCCGTCCTGAGTAAAGTTCAGGCCGGAGCCTGGAGTGAAGCAGTGGAAGCTTATACCTTAAAAGACATTGATCTGTGGCTAGAATCAGATGCTCATATTCAGGGCGAAGCTTTCTGGTTGCAGGTTGATGGAGACTCAATGACCGCCCCGGCAGGATTAAGCATACCGGAAGGAACCTTTGTGCTTTTTGATACGGGACGAAATCCAATTAACGGAAGTTTGGTGATCGCTAAACTTTCCGATTCAAACGAAGCAACTTTCAAAAAGCTTGTGATTGATGGTGGTCAAAAATATCTTAAGGGGCTAAACCCTCAATGGCCTCTTGTCCCTATCAATGGAAACTGCCGGATTATCGGAGTAGCTATAGAGACAAAGCTACGATTAGTTTAATTTCTATCCCGTCAAACAACTCAACGACAGCCCGGCTTTATGCCGGGTTTTTTGTTTCTAAAACCTATCCCAATGCGTAGCGAAGATTAAAAAATAACTCATTAGAATACAAAATGTTAACTTTCATACGTGAAAAAGGTATACGTTTTGTATTGCACTAAAGGAATACGTTTTGTATATTCACCTCATCGAAACGAAACATCGTCTCGGTCAGTCGAACGGCGCGACAGTAAACCATGCGTCGGACCATAGGCGGGCTCAGGAAGAGCGGCAATTATGGCAAAGCGAAAAAAGATTTATTCCAGTCCATTCGAAGAAGAGTGGGCTGTGCTGAATCAGATGAGGATAAAAGAATGCTCTACACGAAAGAATGGTACGCACTGATGGAAGCATTTGAGAAAGGTAATTTCGGCCGCTATCGCCTGGATCGGGAAGAGAAAGAGATGTGGCAGCAGAAAGTCTACTACCAGAGCGGAGAGGCAAACGAACTTTTCAAAGTTTATCTGGCTGGATACATGAATGGGCGTGCAGCTTACATGAATTAGCCGCAAATGGCGGCTTTTTCTTGGAATGTTTTGGGATTGGATGAATGCGCAGGCTGATGCGCTCGGTAGCGGAAGTTGCCTTAAATGGCACTTGGTGAGCCGCGTAAAGTTGACGATGCACCACGAGCCGATGGGAATCGGTAAGCCGGAGATCAGCACCGGCCATTCAATCGCCAAAGCATTTCTCCCGCATCAGCGGGCAACTACAGAGGGTAAGAAAATGACATATCAAGAAGCACGGACAAGTGTGATTGCTGCCCAGGGTGAGGTTGTAAGACTTAATGATCGCCTGTGCAACATGCATCGCCACTGGATTGATAACGGACTCTGCGATTCAGTGGCTTCATTAATTAAGCAGCATGAAGCTGCTGTTGAAAAATGGAATGAAGCGAAGTTCGTTATGAACTCACTTTCTCCGCAGCAATAGACCCGCTCCGGCGGGTTTTTACTGGATACCCAAGCGCCCTTACGAGGGCATTTAGTTATCCAAAACACAGGCGCCCATCCAGCGCCTTTTTTTATGCGCAAAGGTTAATAGCTCCGCTGGCCGGCGATAAGGCAAAGAGGCAATCATGCAGCAAATTGTCACGCACAAAGGCACACAGTACAACGTTCACAAGCTGGCTAACGGCTACGAATGGCGACTCACTCAGGTTGATAAACCCCGTCAGGGTTTCACCTTAAACCGCCAGCAAATGATACTGGCTGGTTTCCGTCACATCGTGGAGGAAACCCATGCTTAGCAAGCAAACCACCATGCCAATTATTCGCCAATGTTTATTGCCGGGAATGGTAGCTATCCACCAGGGGAAAACCTACCGCGTGTCGGCAGTCATTCAGGAGCGTCGCTGGGTTTATCTGCACACTGACGCCGAAATTCTCCGCCTTAGCGACTGCGTTATTGACGTCCTGCTCGACGGACGCGGCGATCCGCTAATTCACTGATACCTATTTCAACCTATCTGGCTGGCTTCACGCAGCCGGGAAGCGCACAACCAAATTTCAGGAGATTCCATGAGCGAAGTAACGGATTTAGTCGTCATCGAAAAGCAGAACGCGATGGCCGTGTTCACCAACAAAGAGCAACTCGATCCGCTGATTGAACAGATTGAGAAAGAGGCACGCAGTCTGGTACCGGATGTGACCACCAAAAAAGGCCGTGATGCCATCGCATCAATGGCGCATAAGGTAGCCCGATCAAAAACCTACATCGATAACGCTGGCAAAGACCTTGTCGCCGAACTCAAGGCGCTGCCTAAGCAGATCGACGAAAGCCGCCGCATTGTTCGTGAACGCCTCGACGCGCTGAAAGATGAGGTGCGTAAGCCCCTAACTGATTGGGAGGCTGAGCAGGATCGCTTAAAGGCTGAGGAAGCTGCACGGATTAAAGCCGAGGAAGACCGCAAACAGTTCGAAGCAGACCACGAAATGGCCCTACTGATGAATGACGCTTTTGACCGGGAAGTTGCAGAGAAAAAAGCTGAAGCAGAGCGCCAGCGCATTGCACACGAAGAAGAATTGAAACGTCAGGCGGCTGAGCAAGCCAAGCGCGAAGCCGAAGAAAAAGCAGCGCGCGAACGTGCTGAAGCAGCACGGAGAGAAGCTGAATTAAAGCTCAAAGCCGAACAGGCAGAACGCGATCGCATTGAAGCTGAACAGCGAGCACAACGTGAAGCAGAAGAAGCCCGTCAGCGTGCTGAGCGTGAAAAGCAGGAAGCCATTGCCGCAGCACAACGCAAAGCTCAGGAAGAAGCTGATCGCATCCGTCGTGAAGCCGAAGCAAAAGAAGCCGCTCGACTGGCTGAAGAGCAGCGTATCGCAGACGAAACAGCGAAACGCGAAGCCGATGTTAAGCACCGCAAAGTTGTCGGTACTGAAATCGTTAACGCCCTTCTGGCAAATACCACCATCACCCGCGATCAGGCAATCGAAGTGCTTACGGCGCTGAAAGACGGCCTGGTACCACGCACCAAAATTCACTACTGAGGTTTCTATGAATGCCTACCTGACTCAGGACCGGATCGAGGCACGCCGCGCATTCCACCATCAGGCAGAAATTGAACGTGAAAAATGGGTTGATGACCGGGCGAAAGAGATTATCGCCCTCTTCCCGGAAAACCCAACGCAACTCGTCACATTCTCAATTCCTGCCGCAAATAAACCTTACGCCGGGTTAAGTCACGATAACGCAACCGAAGCCTACAACGACTTTGTAACCGCTGTTGCTTACGCCCAGGCGGATTACGAGTGGGAACACCGCACCGGCTGCCCGTTTTAAATCAGAGGAACAATAACAATGAGCACAGCTCTTCAAACAATGGCCGGTAAACTGGCCGCCCGTCTTGGCATGGATGCCGGGACCGACCTGATGAACACGCTGAAGAATACAGCGTTCAAAGGCGGGAACGTCACGGATGAGCAATTTACCGCACTGTTGATCGTGGCAAACCAGTACGGCCTTAACCCATGGACAAAAGAGATCTACGCGTTTCCCGATAAAGGCGGCATTGTTCCGGTTGTTGGCGTTGATGGCTGGGCCCGTATTATCAACGAGCATCCGCAGTTTGACGGCATGGAGTTTTCTTACGACAAGGAAGAAGGCGCGTGCACCTGCAAGATTTACCGCAAAGATCGTAAGCACCCAACTATCGTCACCGAGTACATGGGCGAGTGCAAACGCAACACTCAACCCTGGCAGTCCCACCCTACCCGCATGCTTCGCCACAAGACTCTGATCCAGTGCGCGCGCCTGGCCTTTGGGTTCGCTGGCATCTTCGACCAGGACGAAGCAGAACGCGTCATTGAAGGTACAACGGCAGAGGTACAGGTAGGGCATGAGTCCGACACGCGTCGACCTGAACTGATTGCCAAAGGCGAATCTGCTGCCCGTCTCGGCACTGTGAAATATCAGGAATTTTGGGTTGCTCTGAGCGCAGAGGAAAAGCAGGTGATCGGCGCAGCAGAAAAGCGTCGCATGTATGACATGAGCCTTGCTGTTGACAATGCAGAGCCTGTCAATGTCGCTGAGAAGGAGTCCGAATAATGGAACAGCGTACACCTGAATGGTTCGCCGCTCGTTGCGGTAAAGTTACAGCCAGCCGCCTGGCTGATGTCATGGCCCGAACTAAGTCTGGCTACTCTGCCAGCCGCCAGAACTATATGGCTGAGCTGATTTGCCAGCGGCTGACCGGGAAACTGGAGGAAGGATACTCCAATGCCGCGATGATGCGCGGCACGGAACTGGAGCCCGTGGCGCGCGAAATGTACGCGCTGAATGAGTTCGATGCAGAAATCACTGAAGTTGGACTCATCGATCACCCAACTATACCCGGATTCGCCGCCAGCCCGGACGGACTTGTTAACGACGACGGGCTTATCGAAATCAAATGTCCCAACACCTGGACCCATCTTGAAACGCTGAAAACAGGCGAGCCAAAGCGCCAGTACATGCTGCAAATGCATGCGCAGATGATGTGCACCGGTCGGAAATGGTGCGATTTCGTCAGCTTTGATGATCGTCTTCCTCCCGACCTCGCATATTTCAAAAAACGCATTTACTTCAATGAAGTTCTGGCAAAAGAGATTGAGGAAGAAGTGACAGCATTTCTTGCTGATCTAACGGCAGAAATACAGGCCATTACTGAACGAGGTCATCCAGCATGAAGCGCTGCCCCTTCTATCGCCGACCCGGTAAACAAGGAAAGTTTACCGGTTTGAAAGAGCGTGTCATCTGGATGATAAACAAGCGTGGCCGCCCGGTAACCGGGGCTGAAATTGCCGAAGTCTTTGGCGTTTCTCTTATTGAATTTAACCGCTGTGCCAACGGCCTTACGCGTGGAACAGGCCGCATCGTTCAACTTGTGGCTTCTGAAACCTGGCTGAATGAAGAAGGCATAGCCGATCGGCATTTCAACATTGTCAGCACACCAAAAGTTATCACCCCTGTCGGAAAAACACGTCTTTTCACTAAACGCGCAATAGCACAGGCAGCAAAAGGCCAGCGGGAACTGAATATTGAACGCGCCGCCCGCCGTCGCCGGCTTATTGCCGCTGGTCTCTATATCGATGAAATGGAGTCTGTTCTATGACTGACTGGACATCCGAAGAGCTTGCCCTGCTCTGGCGACACAGCAACACAGAGGTTGCAGAAATCACCGGGCGCAGCATTGAGGAAGTAGAGGCGCGCCGGTTGCAAGCCAACTATGAACGCAATGGCTGGGATAAACACGATCCGGAGCGTGGATCATGACCAGTAAATACTCTCTCATCTACGCCGACCCACCATGGAGTTATGGCAACAACGCCAGCAACGGAGCAGCGCGCGACCACTACGACACGATGAAGCTGATCGACCTCAAACGCCTTCCGGTGTGGGAATTAGCTGCCGAAAATGCTGTGCTGGCGATGTGGTACACCGGCACGCATAACCTTGAGGCTATCGCGCTGGCTGAAGCATGGGGATTTACCGTGCGCACCATGAAAGGCTTTACGTGGGTGAAGCTGAATCAACTGGCTGAGCAGCGCATAAGTAAAGCCCTGGACGAAGGTGATATTGCCGACTTTTACGACTTTCTCGATCTGCTCAACGCCGAAACCCGAATGAATGGCGGCAACCATACCCGGGCCAATACCGAAGATGTACTGATCGCCACCTGCGGCACTGGGCTTGAGCGCCTGAATGCCGGAATAAAACAGGTGGTTTACAGCCCGCTTGGTGAGCACAGCGAAAAGCCATGGGAGGTGCGCCACCGTCTTGAACTGCTTTACGGCGATGTGCCTCGCATTGAGCTATTCAGCCGTGGCGCTGCGCCAGGCTGGCATCACTGGGGCAATCAGGCAGAGTCGCCGGATGTCGAGATATTTCCCGGCAATGTTCAGCCCATCTTCAAAGACGGATGGAGGGCAGCTTAATGCGAACGACACCAGAAATCGAAAACGCAATCCGCGCACAGGGCCGGAAATGCGTGGACGAAATCCGCTAGGCCATGAAAGCACGGCCAAAGCCGAAATGGAATGAAGCGGTGCCGCCGATCCTCAAAAAGCACCACAAAAAAATAGAGCCGATGGGTGTCAGCCTTGAGGCTTTCGTTAGCAGCATAGGCCGGATGAACGGCAGATATGGAGTGGAATCATGATTAGCCATAAATGGGGTCATAACGAGCTTGCTCATGACCTTGCCGAGCATCTGCGCCGCAATACCGCGCGCATTTGCTGGGAGGATATGCAACTAGGCCCAGCGGGAACCTGTCGCCCAGATGTTTACGCAATGGCTCACAGTTACAGCAAATTTTGCCCGGTCGTATATGAAGTGAAAGTTAGCGTCAGTGACTTCCGCGCCGATGTTACCGCCGGGAAGTACACCAAATATTTCAAATACGCTGGCGGTGTTGTGTTTGCGGTACCGGAAGGGCTGTTGAAGAAGAACGACATCCCGGACGGTTGCGGACTAATGATCCGCAAAGAATCAGGCTGGCACACGCTGAAAGGGCCAACTATGCGCCAGATTGACACCCTTCCTCGCGACGCCTGGATGAAGCTGCTTATGGATGGCATGACACGTCAAGCAGAGAGAACCCAAATAAAAAGCCGCGTCCTTAATACCTACTTCATCGACCAAAAACTGATGAAGCGACATGGCAACGAAATCGCCGATCTTGTTTGTCGAGCGCATCGGTCGAAAGAACGACTTGAGCAGCATATTAGGGATAACGATGAAAGGCTGAAGAACCTACGCCAGGAAAATGAAGAAGAGCTTCAACGCCGCCGTAAGCGCCGGGAGGAATCGGAGGAAAGGTTAACCGATGCTCAGCAAGATCTGGCGAAAGCGCTGGGCCTAGACCCGAATGTCCCGATGTATGTTCTGACAAGTACGCTATGGGAAGCAACGCGCCGTCTTGCCAGCGATGAGGAAGTAAAAAGACTGCGCACGGTTCTAAGCCACATTGAGCGGTCTTTAACCGATGGAATGAAGCCTTTGCCGGGAGAAACAAGAGTATGAGACCAGACACTATCGACGCCGCAAGCGAACTTGAGGAACTCCAGCGCCAGACAGCCATTCAGGCTCACCGTATCAACCATAACGCGGTATCAGCTGAGCATTGCGAAGAGTGCGGCGATCCGATACCGGAAGCTCGCCGCATTGCCGTCCCCGGCTGCCAGACGTGCGCGGAGTGCCAGGAAGAGATCGAACATAAGAAGAGGGTGCGTGGATTTTAATTAACAATTAAATAAACTCATTCTCCCTTACGCAGCACGGTATCCAACTTTGCGATGGCGTCTGCAACATTTAGTTGAATGAAGTTTCCGGTTTCTTCATGGTAATAAACTACTTCTTGCTCACGGTGGTTACGAATAATCGATTCAACGAGCCACTCACCATTTTCACCTTTCAAAGAAACGATATCGCCAACTCTCAAGCCTTGAATCGTGGTCATTTAGAATTCCTCATTGTTATTTTTTCAAGTCAACTTTAGCGCTTAATTTGTTAATAAAGAAGCCTCGCACTCGCGGGGCTTTTTCATACCCGGAGATCAATGAATGCGAGTAGATAATGAAGTCTTGAACGTGCTGAGCGCAGCAGAATGCAGCGGTAATCAGCTTTTACTTACCGGTCAGCTTGATCGCAACCTCTACACCAGAACAAACAAAGTGCTGGAGGCGGCTGGAGGAAAATGGAACCGCAAAGCCAAAGCTCACATTTTTGATACCGATGCCTCCGATCGCATCGAGCAAATTATTCTTATCGGTGACGTGGTAGTACCAAAGGATGATTTTGAGTTTTTCCCTACCCCTCCTGCCGTTGTAAAGCATGTTATTCAGTTAGCAGATATACGGGATGGGATGCGCGTTCTTGAACCAAGCGCCGGGCAAGGTGCTATTGCTAAAGCAGCTCACAGCGCAGCCGCAGATGTGATGATCGATATGTATGAACTGATGCCAGAGAACAACGACATCCTTCACGGTCTCAATCTCCGGCTTTCAGGTGTCGGTAAGCCGACTGACTTCCTCACTGTCGAGCCTGATCCAGTTTATGACCGCGTTGTTATGAATCCTCCTTTTGGCCGACAGGCTGATATCAAGCATGTATCTCACGCACTGAAATTCCTTAAGCCGGGCGGCCTGCTGGTGTCTGTTATGGCTTCATCCGTAACGTTTCGCAGTAACAAGCTGACAACTGATTTCCGTCACCTCATCGATGAGCGTGGCGGACACATTGAAGAACTGCCTGAAGGTGCATTTAAATCATCAGGAACGATGGTTAATACCGTCATAGTGGTTATCCCTGGCTGACGCAACTTACAGGCGATTCACTGAGTCGCCTGTTGGGTGCTGAGCACCGATAAGACCAATGTATTTTCCCTGTTTTGCCGCCTGCGGGCGGCTTCTTTTTGGCTTATTTATCATGCGAGGCATTCATGGCTAAGTTCCCGGTTGGTGCAATTGTGAAGCATACAAGCGGAGGGATTCGGGGGGTGGTAGAGGGATTTATTGAACAGGAAGGCAGGCCTACATGGTACCGCGTGGAATGGGACTCTGGTGACTTCACGTCACATGCAGAGAAAGACCTGATGTGGGCCACAACAGAGCGCCCGATGATGCACAAGAAATTAGTTTAATGCGGCCGCCATAAGCGGCCTTTTTGTTGCGTGACGTTTAGGAGGTAAACAGTGTATTTAACTCTACCTGAGTGGAACGCCCGCCAGCCTCGCCCGAGAAGTCATGAAACGGTTCGCCGCTGGGTGCGTGAGTGCCGGATATACCCGCCACCAATGAAATATGGCCGGGAATATCTCTTTGAAGAAAATGCCGTGAAAGTGGATTCCGGCGGAATTCCGTCCGGGAACCTGTTGAAGAGGATAACGA